TTCTTTAAGGATGTAGACGAAGAATACCTGTTCAATATGTCTGCTGCTATCGACCCTATTAAAAACCTAGTTATTTGGGCTTATGCGTCTAAAGGACAGGGTGGAAATGTCAATAAGTTATTGATTTATAACTTCCAAACTAAGAGATGGTCTAGTGGCACGACAAATGTAACTAAGGTGGCTTCAGCTTCTAGCCCTTCTACGACTTTAGAGGGTTTAGATGCTATTTCTGCTTCTATTGATGCCCTAGGAACTAGCTTTGACTCTCGCATTTGGCTAGGTGGAAAACTGCTATTTGCAGGGGTAAGAGGAAATAAAATTGTTACATTTACAGGACAGAATTCTACTGCTACAATTCAGACAGGAGAATTGTCTCTTGAAAATCGTAAGTCAGCAGTTACTCTAGTTCAGCCTATTGTTGATAATGGTTCTTGTAATGTAGCTGTGTTTTCTAGGGACTTGCTTACGACTCAGATTATTTTTGGGTCATCAACCGCAGCAAATTCAGAAAATAGGGTTTCATTGAGAAGCATGGGAAGATACCACTCATTGCAGTTTACCCCTACAGGCGATAATTGGAACTCGATTATCGGTGCTGATGTAGAACTCGTGCCTATGGGTGGTCGCTAATGTTTCGTGTTTTACCACCATTCGGTGCAGACCCTCGTGGAGTTGCTGAGGTTGTCAATGGCATTATGAATGGTAAGACAAATAATACTGGCTCTGTGACATTGGCTACAGGTGGTGCTACAAGCACTACGATTACAGATGCTCGTATTGGTATAGATTCTGTTATTTTGTTGATGGCATCTGATGATGTGTCTGCAAGTAGTTACTTTCCGTATGGCGCATTTCAAGATACAACAGACCAAACAGCAGCAAATACAACAACTGCTTATGCTGTTAAATACAACACAACAGATTATTCTGAAGGTGTAACACTCAGTAATGATAGTAGATTAAATGTAGCCTATTCAGGTTTATATAATCTACAATTTTCTATACAGTTTGCTAATTCAGATAGTCAGATTCAAGATATAGACATTTGGTTTAGAAAAAATGGAACTGATATTACAGGTTCTAATAGTAGGTTTTCTGTGCCAAATAGTCATGGTGGAGTAGATGGGCATTTAATTGCTGCTATGAACTTTTTTGTAGCATTAGCAAAAAATGACTATGTAGAGATAATGTGGGCTACAAGTAGCACATCAGTAACTATTGAGCAAATACCCACTCAAACTAACCCTACTAGACCATCTACACCAAGCGTTATAGCAACAATGAGCTATTTGTCATCAAATGGCTACACAGCAGATATTTTTACAGAGCCTTACATTAGTGCAGTAACTAACGGAAGTGCAACAATTTCACACCCTGCAAACAGTATTTCAGGGAAAACTTTTAAATATATAGTAGTAGGATAGAGAGGTAATTATGGCTGGCGGTGGACAATTTACAGCAACAGCAACAGCACCACAAGACGGAACTATTAATCCAATGCCTATTAATGGATTTATGGGTTCTGTTGTTGGTCAAGCAGTTAATCAATTAGTGCCATTAGTTAATGCACAACAGCAAAGTAACCAAGCTCAAACTCCAACAGTGCCGACTCCAACTAATACTCCTGCTTTGTTGCCTAGCACTCCTATTCAGATAACTTCAGAGCAAGCAGGTGCATCTAAAATTGACCCAGCATTAAGACCATTTTTAACAGAAGGGTTAAGACAGGCTCAAAATTTATTTTTAGGTGGAAATCAGCCACAGTTCTATCCCGGACAAACTTATGTAAGTCCATCTCAACAAACTTTAGATGCTTTGGCTACACAAGAAGCTATTGCTAGAAGTGGCGCTCCAACATTACAACAAGCTCAAGGTGCTTATCAACAATCTTTAGGTGGATTAGGGTTTACAGGCGCAGGTGGTTTCTTGCAAGGTAGTCCATATCAACAAGCAGCTATGGAATCTGCTATTAGACCAATACAACAGCAATTTTCAAATCAAGTTTTACCGGGTGTTGCTAGTTTATATAGTAAAGCTGGTCGATATGGTTCAGGCGCTATGCAAAATGCTTTACAAGCTGCTACTGAAGCTCAAACAAGGGCAATAGGTGATATTACAGGCTCTATGGCAAACCAACAGTACCAATTTGAAAGAGGTTTGCAACAGCAAGCATTAGGACAACAAGCTCAATTAGCTGCTGCAGCGCCTAGCATATATTCACAACAATTCTTGCCTTCTCAACAGTTGGCAAATATTGGTGCTGCTAGAGAACAAATTGCTCAAATGCCATTACAAGAATCTATGAACAGATTCTATTATCAGCAACAACTACCTGTTCAACAGTTGCAAAGTTATTTATCATCTGTTTATGGTTCTCCAATGTCAGGCTCTCAATATGCTCCAATGCCTACAGCACAGCGTAGCACATTGACTAATGTTTTAGGTGGCGCAGGTTTGGGTTATGGAATTGGAAATATGATTGGTGGTTCAGGATTGTTTGGAACTAGCGCAGGTACTACAGGTGCAGTTCTAGGCGGATTAGGTGGGTTATTGCTTTGATAGTTAGCGTAGTTCCTAAAGAACATCTTAGTCAATTATGGTTGCAAGTAAGTGGCTATATAGATGATGCTTTGCAATTTTCTGATGGGGACTATACGCTAGAACAAGCAAAAGTTTATTTATCGCAAGGTTTATGGCAGTTATTAGTAGTCCATCAGGATAATAAGATTCATGGTGCTATAGCAGTTATGTATCAAAATTATCCAAATGACAGAATAGCTTTTATAGTTGCTATTGGTGGAAAATGGATTAGCGATAAAGAGTCATATAAGAACTTTTGTGAAGTATTAAAAAATAATGGTGCTACAAAGATACAAGGCGCAGCTAGAGAATCAGTTGCAAGACTTTGGAAGCGATTAGGATTTAGAAACAAATATATTATTGTAGAGAATAGTCTATGAGATACCATGCACATTTCGGAGAATTGCCACTAGGTGCTTTTGAGCATTGTGGCGACAAAAAGATTAAACCTCAAGGTGGTGGTGGAATTCCTATTGTTTCTGATGTTGTAGACATTGGTGGCGACATTGTTGAAGATGTTGGTGGTTTTGTAGGTGATGCGGTAGAAGATGTAGGTGGTTTTGTAGGAGATACTGTTAGTAGCATAGGAAATACAGCAGGTGCTTTCTTAGAAGACCCATTAGGATTTACTGAAAACCTAGGTAAAAACTTACTAGACAATCCTGAAAAAATTGCTCTTTTAGTTGCTGCTTATTATTCTCCTGAGATTCTTGCTCAATTAGCTCCTGAAGTTGCTACTAATTTAGCATTATCTGCTGAGTTTGCTGCTGCTGATGCTGCAGGTTTAGCCGCACAAGGTCTTACAGAATCACAGATTGCACAAACTTTAGCTATGAGTGGTGTAGATGCTTTTGTGGCTGCTGATGCTGCTGCTCTTGCTGCTAGTGGTTTATCTCAGTCTGCTATTGCTCAAAACTTAGCTGCTACAGGATTGCAAGCATATCAAGCATCACAAGCTGCAGGTTTTCCTGTAATTGGAGACCAACCCGGTGACTTCCCAATGGAAGGAAGTTATGGAACGCCAACAGCTCCCGGAGTTAAAGAAGCTACTCAAAAATTATTAGATTACAACGCTGCTTACGCAACTGGTGGAACAGGCTTTAAAGATGTATTAAAAGCAACAGACCAAGCTATGAATCTGTTGTCATCTCCACAACAAGTACCAAATCCACAAAATGCTCAACAAGGTCAGCAACTACCATTTGGTGTTGATTACTCAGGATTATTAGGTTTATTGCAACAAAAAGCTAAAAGACCTGACATTCTTTCTTTATTAGGATAAAACTATGGCTATCGAAGATTTATTTGCATCTCCTGATTATTTAAGACAACTATTAGGAGAAGAACAGTTTGATAGAGCAAAGCAGAGCGCATTGAATCAAGGTATTATTAATGCTTCTTTGCAACTATTGGCTGGCTCTCCACCATCTTACGATAATCGTGGAGCAACAGGTCGTTTACTTGCACAAGCAGGACAAGCTGGTTTACAGGGTTATCAAACAGGTATGGATAAAGTCCTTACTGATATGCTAAGAGGTTCTCAAGTCAAAGAAATGATTGACAGACAAAATTTAAGAAAGGCACAACAATCAGCATTAAGAGCAGCAACAACTGGTATTCAGCCTGAAGTAGTTCCACAAGGTCAAACATTGCGTGATGACCAAGGCGAATTAACTATGGGCGCAACACCTGAAAAACAGGTTATGACACCATTTAATACTGATGTTTACAAGGCTTATGCACTTCGTTTAGGTGTAGACCCTAAAGATATTAGTGCAACTATTGAGTCAATGAGACCAAAAACTCAAACAGTAAAGCCCGGAGATATTGTTTTAGGTGAAGATAATAAGCCAGTATTTCAAGCTCCAAAAGAAGCTAATTTACAAGCTGTAGATACACCTCAAGGATTGATGTTATTTAATCCTGTTACTGGCGCTGTAACACCAGCTAGAGGTGCAGATGGTCAGCCAATTATGGGTGATAAGAGCAAGCCACCTACAAAGTTCACAGAACAAATTACTTATATTAATAATTTAAAAACATCTGTAGCTGACTATGTTAATGACATTAAGAATACAGACCCAAGATATGTATTCCCCGGTTCTGCAAAAGCTGCTGAATTGCAAACTAAATATTCAGACTTGATGATGCAACTTAAAGATGCTTATGGTTTAGGCGCATTGCAAGCACCTGACTTAGTTGTAATGAATAAGATTATTACAGACCCAGTATCTATGGCTGGTAGATACAAAGGAAAAGAATCTTTACAGAAACAGTTAGATACCATTAATGATGTGTTTGCTTCAAGAGAATTAAACCTTTATAAGACATATCAGCAATCAATTCCAAAAGGATTGAAAGAGGTAAAAACAGTAGCTCCTGAAGATGTTGGTTTAACATTGCCACAAGGTGTAACAGTTAAGAGAGTTAAATAATATGCCTAGCTATGAAATCACAATACCCGGTAGAGGAACTTTCCAAATAGAAAGTCCTAAAGAGCTATCTGATGCACAGGCTTATCAAGCTGCTATGTCTCAATCTCAACAAGAGATGAAAGAAGAAGTTAAAGGTGTATCAGGTGGAATCACAAGAGGTTTGCGTGACCCTATTGATGCTATGGCACAGACATTACCTAGAATTTTGTCTTATGCGACTTCTTTGGGTGGGAATGTAGAGAATGAAGTAAGTAAATTCTTTAGAGACCAAGCTGCTCAAGTTGATGCTTTAAATCTAGCAGTAGAGCAAAAGTATCAAGAACAGCGCAAGAAAGAAGGTCGTGAAGGTATCGACTTTCAGCGTATTGCAGGGAATATTGTAAATCCTGCTAACTTAGCTGTTGCTGCTAGAGCGCCATCTGCAGTCGCAGGTGTAGGCAATGTTGTTTCTCAACTTCCTATGCTTACAACTGTAGGTCAAAAGATTGTTCAAGGCGCTGCTACACCTGTCGGGCAAGCAATTATTGGTGGCGCTGCTGCAGGGGCATTAGAGCCTGTATTTGATGCAGAAACTAAAGACTTTGCTACTGAAAAAGCTAAACAAGCAGGTATTGGCGGTGTATTAGGTGGAGTTACACAAAAAGCTATTAGTGGCTTAGGTCGTGTTGCATCTCCACAAACTGCTCCTGAAGTACGAGCTTTATATGAGCAAGGTGTTGAATTGACACCCGGTCAGATTCTAGGTGGTGGCGCTAAGAAGATAGAAGAAGGTTTAAAGAGTATTCCTATTGCTGGTGACATTGTTGCTTCTGCAGAAAGACGCTCTATTGAGTCATTTAACAGAGCAACTATTAATGAAGCACTAAAGCCTATTGGCGCTAAAGTTCCTAAGAATTTAATGGGTCGTGACTTAATCCAGTTTGCTGATGATGAGATTGGTAAGTCATACAATAAATACCTTACTAAAATCGATTTAAACGCTGATAATGAGCTTTTAAAGGATTTGGCTAGTATTACTACTAGAGCCTTCCAAGAACTACCACAACAGCGTGTAGACCAGTTAAATAGCATTATTGGCAATACAATTCTTGACCGCATGAAAGGTCAGATTAAAGGTACTGCATGGAAGTCTATTGACTCAGACTTAGGTAGATTAGCTAGTAACTATCTAAACTCTCAATCAGGCGATGAGCGATTATTGGGTGATGCAATCAAAGAAACTCAGTTAAGTGTAAGAAAGCTATTAGAAAGAGCAAACCCTAAATTTGCAGAGGAAATCGGAAAAACAAATAGAGCGTTTGCTGACTTCCTCAGAGTTCAAAAAGCAGCTAGTTCAATAGGCGCTCAAGAAGGTGTATTTAGCCCAGCTCAATTATTGTCTGCTACAAGGTCTTTAGATGAATCATTAAGAAAAGGTAAATTTGCTAAAGGCGAAGCTCGTATGCAAGGAACTGCTGAAGCAGCCAAAAAAGTAATGGGTGCTAATTTGCCTGATAGTGGTACTGCTTATCGAGGATTAACAGGTGCAGGTGTAGTTGGTGGTGCATTATTAGACCCAACTACTTTATTAGCACCATTAGGAGTAAGCGCTGCCTATTCAAAACCAGCTCAAGATTTGATAAGATTACTAATGTTAGAAAGACCTGATTTAGTAAGACAAGCTGGTTCAAGATTATCTGCAGCTTCCCCAAGAATTTCTACAGTATTAATGCCCGGCTTGCTAGGAGAAAAGTAAAATGCCAAAAACCAAAATATCAGAATTTGATGTAAACCCAGATAACAATACTGACATCAATAACATTAATATTGCTGAAGGCTGTGCGCCTAGCGGTATCAATAATGCTATTCGTCAGCTTATGTCTGATTTAAAGGACTTACAAGCTGGTACTAGCGGAGATACTATTCCTATCGCTGCAGGTGGTACAGGAGCTTCTACAGCCTCTGCTGCTAGAACTGCCCTAGGTCTTGTTATTGGCACAGATGTTCAAGCCTATGATGCTCAGTTAGCTGATATTGCAGGTTTAACTGCTACAGACAATGGAGTTATTATCGGAAATGGTACTAACTTTGTGGTCGAGTCAGGTTCTACTCTAAGAACTTCTCTAGGTCTAGCAATCGGAACTGATGTCCAAGCCTATGATGCCGAGTTAATATCTGCTGTTAAGAGAGGTTTGTTCAGAAAAGCAGACCCAACTATTGTTGCATGGACTAAGACAGGTAACTTCACATTACAGACAGCAACAACTTTGTATATTGATGTGAATGGCTCTATCAAGACTATTGCTAGTGGCACAAGCATTACAATGCCTACTGCAACAACTGGCACAGACTATGCAATTTGGGCTAAGACAGACGGCACATTAGAGGCTACATCTAATCATACAAGTCCACCTACTGCTAATGCTCGCAAGGTTGGTGGATTCCATTATGCGGCAGGTGGCAATGCAACTGGTCAAAGTGGTGGTAACTCAACTCCTCAAATCAATGAATACTCATTGTGGGACTTGAAATTTAGACCAGCTTGTAATGACCCTAGAGGTATGACTTTGGTGGCTGGTGGATTTTGGGTGGATATTTACCTTGCCAATACTGATTGTGATGCTAATGGCACATCTAAATACAATGTGACTATGGCTGACGGCTCAAGCCCACCTAAAGTGCCAACTGCTTTTGGTGGTAATGGCTCAACAAC